AGTGCTTGATAGAGAACCTGGCCCTATTGAAGAAATGTCCAGCACGCTCTGCCAAGGCCCTTCTTGGCTGAATGAAATTGAAAAATCCGCATGGTTTAGCTGTATGTTGACATTGTTAGCGATTTTTGAAGCACTTGCATTTTTGATTCTAAAGCTTTGAACTTCTGTTGTTCCTTCGCTCTGATCCCCAAAGTCCTTTAATGCTGTTAGTTCTGTTCCTGATGAATCGGTGAAAACAATGTCATCTATTTGCTGCCCTGATGCCTTTCTTCCGTAAATGTGAATGCCGCAGTACTTTATTATACTGCCTGTATTTCCGCCCATCCCCATACGCAAAGCTTTTACAGGGCCTGAAAAAGACACCGGAAATATCTTAGCCCGCCAGCTGTCGTAATTCCCGTTTACCGCCGGGAGCGTATAAACCGCTGTTTCCCAAGTCCCGTCCATGCCATTTGTAGTGTCCAGCGAGCCTTGGATCAGATGGCTTGACGGCGTGCTTATGTCGTTTGGATAAAGAAATCCCAGGTGAGTGACCTCCCTGATTTCCGGGAAAAAGAACCAAAAGCAGGAACGAGGCCTATATCCAGCTTCTCCCCATGCTTGTGATTTATCCTCTTTGTTTAAATTGCTCTTTTCAGTTGCATCCAGCCATCTTGCCATACCCAAGCCCAAAACCGCATCAACAGAAATGTTGGTGTCTATTGCTCTATGCCCAACCGCTGTGCCATCTATGTCATAGGGCATCCTATGTTCATTGATTGCTTCATACATTTAGATTACCTCCTAAAAATACGCCGGATAATACTCCAGCTTTACGCTGCCGCCTGAAGCTCCGCTTATTCGCAGCTGGTTGTATCCCGAATCGAGTATGAACCAGCATGCATCTCCTCCATGCTTTATTGCGGAGATCATGTTTGAAGATCCTTTCTTGCATGTAAAATCCCCAGCATTTATAACCACGCTTTCCCCGCCTCCTATGCTGCCTTGAAACTGAAGCCATAAATTGCTGCCAAGGCACTCAAGCTTTGGGGATTCCATAGGGCCACTCAGGGTGACAATAGCATCTGTCGCCGGAGCCGTGCCAGGATTGTTATGAGTCCATTCGTAAGAAGCATTACTGATCGTTTTAGTCTCCTGCGTTTTCTGAATATCATAGAAGAATGGGTCTGAAAGCAAGAATTCAACGGCAAATTTGGCATAACCGGGCATGCTTTTTACGAAGGTGACCTGCTTGTACACCTCTGCCGTGGCTTCTCTTTCAGTTCCATCCGGAAGTGTTCTTCTAAGAGTATGTTCTCCTCTTTTTCCAAACAGTCTGCTTAGAAAATCTATATTCTCATACAGCTTTTCATCCTGGCTTAATCCGCTTGGCACTTTCCCTGTCATGGGATCCAAACCTCTAACCCACATGGGCAGCATTACTATTCTTTCTTCATAGCGCTTTTTGATCCAGCGCTTGCCATCTTGGAATGGTATTTGTACGTTGTTGCCTCTAAGTCCGACTGTTCCTATCCCCTCAGGAACTTCAATAACCGACCAAGCTTTTGTATTTAAATCAACTCCCGCAAAGCTCCATTTCTGACCTGACACATTATCACCTCCTGCTACCCAAGCCCGTAAGACTGGCGAAGAAGAACTCTTCTAGTGCTGTCGGGCGCCGCTTCAGGCTTTGGATTGTTGATTGTGATTTCATAGTTGTTTGTGATGCTGTTATTTTTAGAAATGCTCTCCTGCCCATTAAGGTCTGCTCGTATTCCCGCCTTTTCGAGTGATTTGGCTATGATTTCATCCAGCCTGTCGATTGGCACCACCGCTTCCTTGCCTGTTTCCCCGACACCTATAATGCTTGGGCTGCTGAATATTCCTCCGCTTGAGTACCAGTTAACGTTTAGCTTTGGCACCTGCGGCGGACTTAAGCTGAATTTGCCCTTGAGTTCAAAATGCGGCAGCTTTATCTTGGGTATTTTTATCTCCGGTATCTTTAGGTTTTTAAAGAAGTTTCTAATTGAATCCACTGCGTTTTTCACTGTGTTCTTTGCGGAGTTTATTGGATTTTCAATCGCTGTCTTTATTCCATTCCAGACAGTCGATGCTGCAGTTTTTATGGTGTTCCAGTTTTTATAGAGAGCCACCCCTATAGCTATAAGCCCTGCTATGACTCCAACGGCTATGCCAACAGGGCCTGTTATTATGGCAAAGGCACCGCCGGCGGCTGCTATGGCTCCTGATGCTGCGCCAAATGCTGAAGATACAGCCCCGACGATTGCCACTACTTTCCCTATCACAGCTATAACCGGTCCAATGGCCGCCGCGATCATAGCTATTTTGATTACCATGTCCTGCTGCTCTTTTGATAAACCTTGGAATCTATCAAGTAGAGGCTTTATGACTGCAATAAGCTTTTCAAGGATAGGTATCAAGAGCTGGCCGAATTGTATACCTATCTGCTGCGCCTGCTCTTTCATTATCCTGAGCTTGTTTGTGGGGCTGTCCATTGTCCTGGCCAGGTCGCCCTGTGCGTTCTTGGTGGCCTCCATTATTGCTCCGTATCTTGCCTGCACCTTTTGAGCCTCTGTCAGCTCTTCGCCCTGCTTGGCGATTCCGTGTGTGTATGCATATGTCTTTATGGTTGTATCGTTAACCAATATGCCTAGAGCCTTTAGCGGCTCCGCTTCTCCCGAGATGCCTGACTTTAATTTTTCAAACGCCTCTTCAGGCTTTAAGTTGTAAAAGGATGCCATGTCATATGAAAGCTGAGTCAGACTCTCCGAAATTTTCAAAGACTCATCTGATGTGAGCCCCATGGATGTAAGCATGGCATTATAGGTGGCCATGCTGTTTCTGACACTGTATGCATTCAGCCCGAGAGCCTTTGACGTCTCCTCAGACCATGCTCTGGCTTCCCCAGCCATGCTTCCCATTGCAACCTCAAAGAGGTTTTCTGACTCGACTGCTTCCATGGCCATTTTAGTGGCGGCTGTGCCTATGCCCACAATCGGCAATGTGACAGCAGTAGATAGCTTGCTGCCTACAGAATACATCTTGTCGCCCATGGATTTCATCTTCTCTCCGGCCTTGTCCATGCTTTCAGAGAGCTTGTGCCACGCTGAACTTTTATTCTTTAGCTCATTTGTTGTCTCCTTGAGCTCCTGCTGCATTTTACCCAGCTCGGCGTTAGCGTAATTCAGTTTTATTTTTAAATTTTCAGTAGCCTTGGCGTCAGCGCCCTTTTTCTCTACGTTCTCCTGGTAGCTCCTGCTTAATGCCGCCACCTTTTCCTTTTGCAGCTCAATTTGTTTATTTAGGCTGTCTGATTTTAGCTTTAATCCTTCGGTAGATTTTCCAAAGTCTCCAAGCTTTGAGCTTGCAGCTGCAAATTCACTCTGGACTATTTTAAGGCTCCTTTGTATCTTGCTGACGCCTTCTTGAAATCCCCTATCATCCAGGCCCACTCTTGCAACCACGCTACTACTGTCCCTTGCCATTCGCATCACCTCCTCTAAAACAGTATGTTGTCTATGTAATCAAGCTCCTTGCTTTCATCCATTCCATGGACCGTCTTGTAGACCTTGAAAAGAGCCTGCAGCTTTTTAGGTGTGCTGTTCCAAAACTGTTCCTCGCTCATTTTAAGTAAGTTTGTTCCCAAATAGAAAAGCCACTCCCAGTCCCATTTCCCTTGACCAGTGTGGCTCTCTATTCCCCCATATTTTCTTCCGCCTCCGGCATTGATATGTTCAAGGCTTCGTTTATGGCATTGCCCAGCCTTTCAAGATCGTTTAGCCCAAGCTGCTCTCCCACTTCTTTTAGAGTGACTGATTCATTCTCGACTTTGACTGCCGCATAAATAAGAGCTCTTATAGCCTTGATTTTCATGTTCTGGAGATCCTCGAATGCCTCGCCAATGTCTCCGTAGATTTCCTCTAGTTCGCAGAAAGTGTTCATGTTGAATTTTAGCTCATACTCTCTCGCTCCGAGTTTAAATTTAATTCCCTTGTTTTTAAGTTCTGATGCTTTCAAGTCATCGCCTCCAATAAAAAAAGATATTCATATCGAATATCTTTTCTCGAGTTTAGTATAGCGTATATTTAATTTCTCCTACTGGAGCAGCATAATTCTTATCAAAAAGTACAATATTCTTCCCGTCTTCATAAACAGTACTCTTATATATTATGCCATCATACCCTTTCACATTGAAATAATTGGCTAAACAATGAAATGGAGCATAAGTGATTGATTTATCTTCTGTTTCTACAGGCTTCAATATCTCTTCAGATAATATTTTCAAGTAAGACTTTGTAAAAAAATCACTAATACACTTCAGTTGTTTGTCTTCTCTTGTGCTATACATATTTTTTAATAACTCTTTCTCTAAAATGTCATAACTGATTTTATCAGCAATGGTTAAATCAATGATTTTTTTATCATAAAAGTCAGAATTGATTCTGAAGTTACAAAACGCAATATTATCACCCTTTTTTGCTCTTATTTCTTTTAAACAAGTCATTTCATTTTTACTATATTTGTTTAATTCATTATTTTCTTCAATCCCTATCCCAAGATATAGGAAGTCCTTTCCTTCTGGACTAAATCTGTTATTTGACGGATATTCCTTTTGATCAGGTATAAATCTATCATAGCTTACACCGTTTGAGCTTTTATTCCTTAAATTAACACTTCTTAACAATTCTGAACCAGCATGAATTTCATTAAAAAATTTTTCTAATCCACTTAATTTTTTATTATTTAACAACATATCGTCAAATTGTTTTAAAAAAGTATACTTTAACGCTTGATCAATATCATCATATTTAATTATTTTATTTGACAATGCTTCTTTTAATTCAATCCATGTATTTAAAAGCGTGATATTACACTTTCCCCTCCCAGAAGAATCAATCATCTATGTTTCCCCTCCTTAAAAATTACAGGTTTGTTTCATAATATATAATATCACACTTTTATGAACATCTATGCTTCTAGTGGTTCATTTGGAACAGCAGTAAACCATCCTGAAATAATCGTTTGATCGATTCCCGTTGCATCCTCGTCTGCAATAAAACGATAGTTCCCATCGTTGTCTCTGGCAAAGAAGGTACCTTTAAGCTTTGCGCTCTTAGGCTGAGGTTTTTCCGCTTCCGTGTCGTATTCGTCGGACGCCAGCTCGAACTTTCCTTTTAGCAGCCACACATAGCGGTATTTGCCGTTGTTTTTCTTGGATTTAAAGCCTAGCGCCAATGTTGGCGGCATGTCATCCTTGCTTTCAATCAGTACGCCTTTGACTACCTTGGATCCTTGCAGCTTTGCCCTGCTTTCTAGTGAGAGCTGATTGATTTCAATCTCAACATCTACCCCTTCAAAAGCAGTTATTATGTCCTCGACCGTATCGTCTGAATATATGCTTTCCGAGTTGGCTTTGGGAGAGAGCTTAGCACTTATAGCCCTCTCAAGTTTGCTTGGCGCTTCGTAAGTGGCGCCGGTATCATCGTCCTTTGTTAGCAGGGCAATGTGAATATCTCTAAGTCCTATTTGTCTTGCCATCTAATCGACCTCCTTTGATTCCAAATAAAAAAATCTGATCCCTTTATGATATATTCCGGTACCAGATTCGTAAAAGTCTGCCTCATCAAATCTTCTAAATCCTGCCATTATCAGTAGAGCCTTCATATTCTTCACTAAATCCGTGTAATCTGTTTTAGCCCACACATCCACTTGGATGTAATGTCCTGTAAAGGCCTCCATATCTTCTTCGAACTCCTCGCCCGACTGAAGGTACTCATGAAATGTGATGTACGTTTGGTCTGTCCCTGTATACTTTTGAAACCCTACTGGAACACCAAGGGGCTTTAAAGTATCGATTACAAGTTTATTAATCAAGCTCACCAAGCCCCCTTTCAAGCTCTTCTTTTATTACGTCGTTTATCTTTTTCTTGTTCTCCAATACAGATTTTTCTGCCCAGTGCTGAGCCTGAATCTTCGAAGTTCCCCACTCGGAAAATTTCGAATAAAAGAATTCGGAGTTGTCGCCCTTATTTGGTCCTATTTTCACGAAATCCACACCGTTTTCTTGTTCAATATCCGATACTTTGATGTTATCCGCCATGTGCCTTTTACTCAGCTCGGATCTTGGCGCTTTTTGTTCCATGCTCTCTTTTACAAGATTTCCTGCTTTATCAAGAGCCTTTTTCTTGATTGTTTCTCCCTGGCTGCCAAGCTTATTGACCTTATCTATGAGCTCCTGCATCCCTTCAAGTTCAATCCTAGCCATCAGACGCCACCTCCACCGCCCTAATCTCAATATATCGATTCCTATACTTGATGTTATCGATAGCTGTGATGTTGTAGGCTTTGCCTTGAAACAGAATCTTCATTGTCTGGTCAATCCCGGCAAAGTATCTGATTGTAAACTTGACTGTGTTTTCCTCCTGGATTGCCTTGGCTGCAAAGTATTCCTTGCCATGCAGGTTGGAAACTGACGCCCACACGGTTTTGTAATCCTCCAAGCTCTCGCTTTCAAAGCCGTTTTCATTTAGATTAGGAATACATCTTTGAATTAGTATCCTTTTATTTAATTTGCCAATTTCCATATATTCACCGCCATTTAGACTTCTTTACACAAAAAGAGCCATTCCACTGCATATGTCCAATGAAATGACTCTTTTTAAGCTTTATTCTGTGTTTTCCGTCTTGGAGATATAAAAATATTTAACCTGTTCATCTTTTTTATCCGCTTTAACCTCGCTCACTATGAAACCCTGTCTTGAATAATCGTCTGCGACCGCAACTGCGTCCTCCATGCTTCCTGTTACTCGTACAAATGACTTGCCATATCTGGTTTTACCTTCTTCAATGATATACTTGGGCTTATTTTTTTCCTCCCATTCCTGATGGTTCAAAGGCTTGGCGTATTTTATTTTATTTACTATCTCTGATATAAGCTCTTCACTAATCACATTTTCCTTAAATGACTTGATGTGAAAAGATGCATTTATTGAGCTTTCAAAAATCGGCATAGAACACTCATTGGTTCTAAGCCATGAGCTGTAAAATATGATAAGCGGATACATGTTATTTTCAATAAACTCATTTTCACCTATGTTCTGCTGCATCCATTTTTTCAGTAGTTTATGATGCCGCTTGTTCTGTATAGTAGGACTCTTGCAACTTTCCCAGCCAGTATCCTTCTTAACATACCACTTGTCGCGATAAGCCTTGTATGCGCCGCCCCATTTCTTCGTTTCAACTATGAATATGCCGGCTTTTGAAATCACCAAATGGTCAAGCTGTATAAACTCATCCGGCTCGACTTCCAATACAATGTCGCTCATTAATACATGGTCTGAACTTAAAAGACAGAACAATCCATTTTCAGCCGAAATTTCTCCATTCTCGCCTTTTTCATTTTGCTTGATCCTATTCACATCAAATACCACCCCTGCAATAGGCTTA